CACTGCGATAAGGATGGCCTCCATTGGGGCGCCAGCTTCGCTCATTGCGCGCATGAGTTCCGACACTTTCACAGAACCACCTCCACCCGGCCTGGCTTCTCTGGCTCGCCAAACGCATAGGTGCAGCGGAAATGCCGGTCGTCGATGCCGAGGCTGTCCGCCATCCCATCCCGGTAGTGCTTGAATGCACCGACCATGCCGTCATCGTCCCTGTGACGCCGATCAGGCGGGTAGAAGGTGATCGAAAGCGCGAGTTTGCCCGTCAGCCGGTCGCGCAGCTCACGGCGCTCATTGGCCGGGATTGCGGCGCATGTGAGGATGCAACCGGCCTCGCGCTCCGATTTCTCGACCGCGCGGAACTTGCGCCAGTGGTTTGCCCGCTTGTAATTCGGGAAGACCTTGGGCGACGGCCAGGGGAAAACGATCTTCATGCCTGGTCCCGAAAGTGCTCGTAGCTTTCGCGAACGCGTGGGTCGATGCGCGCGTAAGTTTCAAAGTTGTCGCATGCATGACGAACCGACTTCGGGTCTCGATTGCCAAAGAAGCGACCGGCCTGCTTATAGGAGAAACCACGTTCTCGGAGTATCAGGGCGACAACAGCGCGAGCCTGCGGCAGGGGCCTTTGCCGAACTGCACCGCACATCTCATTGCGCGAGACGCCGAAGTGGCGTGCCACCCTTCCGACTAGCTCATGAGCGGGAATGTTGCCGGGATTGTACCAGCGTGGCCAGAGTTGCCCGTTATCATACATCGGGCCACTCCACCTTCGGCATGCCCATACGGGCACGCATGTCGTCTACATTGGCACGGATCAGCGCCCGGCGCTTGTCGACGCCTGCCATCCGCATCGCTCGAGCAGCGGCGCGCGCATCGGGTGCGCGGCGAATGATTGAGAACAGTCTCATGCGGCCTCCTCAAGAAGCATTTCGGGATCACAGCCGAGGGCGTCCGTCAGAAGGCGAATGGTATCGTCATACAGGCGCTCGAAGGCGTCGCGTTTCATCGAGGCGACGGCCATGCTGTGAGGAATTTTGCGGATCTCGCCGGTGAACTGATCGACTTCTTCATCGAACAGGTGGAGCGCGATCAGGATGTCTTTGCGCAGGTGCTCCGTCGAGGTCCACTTGCCGGTAGCCTCAACCACATTGTTGAGGACGGCGAAGTACTTGCGGTGCTGGGCCATGTTCCGCGGCTTCCAGACTTGCATGAAGACGCGCTCGCCTTCGCCCAGTTTCGACATGATGTCCCTCGCGTCGCGCGACGACGGAGCGAGGAACAAGCCCTGCTTTCGGAATGTGGCGGTATCTTTCATAGGAACCCCGCGTCGTATCCGCGCGCCCGGTATTGCCAGGCGAGCTCATCAAATCGGATGTCGGGACGGAAGGTTTGCTCGTTGCCGCAGCGATGCAGCGCCATGTGGCAGTTGCCGTACATAGGGACGACATATTCATGGTCTCGGCGCCAGCGCTGATCGGGGTGGCGGGTCAAGGGGTGATGGACGACACTCGACTTCCGCCCACAGCCGCAGGAGCACGCAAAGGCGTCCATCAGCCAAAGATGGTACGTCTGCTCGCGCTCGGTCGGGCGGGCGTTGTACTTGGGCTTTATACGGCCATGGGGCGGAAGTTTGGGTATCATCAGCCGATGCCCAACGCAGCCTTGTACATCTCGAGGATGGTTTCCTGCTCGCTGCGCTCATCCGGCTTCATCGCGCGCAGGCGAATGACCTGACGCATGATCTTTGTGTCGTAGCCGACCGCCTTCGCTTCGGCGTAGACATCGCGAACGTCGTCAGCGATGCCCTTCTTTTCCTCTTCGAGACGCTCGATGCGTTCGATCAAAAGGCGCAGTCTATCATCGGTGGCATCAGCCATCGTTCTTCTCCTAACTAAAACGGAAGGTCGTCGTCGAGATCGTCGGCGGGCGGTTCGTCATAGGATTGCTTGCGCTCGCCACGCTCACCGCCTGCGCTATCGAGCATGGTGAGGGTGCCCCCCATGCCGCGAACGTGGACCTCGGTGCTGTAGCGATCGTTGCCGGACTGATCCTGCCACTTCCGGGTGGTCAGCTGCCCTTCGACGTAGACTTTGGAGCCCTTGCGCAGGAACCGCTCGACCACGCCGACCAACCCTTCACCGAATACTGCAACGGTGTGCCATTCGGTGCGCTCCTGACGCTCCCCGGTGCTCTTGTCTTTCCAGCTTTCCGAGGTGGCGATGCGGAGGTTCGCGACCTTGCCTCCGTTCTGAAAGCTGCGAATTTCGGGGTCTGCCCCGAGGTTGCCGATGAGCATGGCTTTATTGAGGCTGCCGGCCATTATGCCACCTTCCTTTCTTCGGTGATTGTGAAGCCGGGAATCTCGCGCGCACCCTTGCGCACGTCTTCGTCGGCGAGCTGTTGGAGAAAGGTCTTCACCCGGTCGGGTTGAGCCTTCGCGTAATGGACAAGCGCTTTCCCGCCTTCGCCCTGGTTGAGGGTGGCGGTCCAATAGGAACGCATTCCGATCGCGCGGAACTCGCCCTTCGCTTGGACCTTTTCGCGCTCGACCGATTTCAGCGCAGCCGCGGCTTCCTCCGCTTCAGAAAGCAAATCGTCGGCCTGATCCATGTCGGCTAGGTCATCGGCTTTCTTCGCTTCCTGCCGGGCGGCGAGTGCTGCTGCCTGCTTTTCTTCGGCTTCCTTGCGAGCAGCGTCTTCACGAGCGCGTTTTTCAGCCTCAAGCCTATTGAGCCACGGTGTCAGCAGGTTGCCGAGAGCCTGAACCGCCTTACTGACCGAGCCGGGCTTCTTGTTCTTCAGCGGCGCGGTGTAGGCGTTGTAGCGACCCTGAATTTCGGCGATCTTGTCGTCCAGCGGCTTCTTCTCTTCGACGCGCGCCTTGTCAGCAAGCTTTGCCGAATCCTGCAAAAGCTGGCGTAGCTGGCCCACCTTGTCGGCCTGTTCTTGGGTCTCGATCCGTGTCCCGTCGGCCCAGTTGGCCGCTTCGGTGAGCAGGTCGTCCATGTGGATCTTGACCGCTTCCCATTCGGGTTTGATCTCGGCTTCTGGTGGCGGTGCATTCCCGCCGACCTGTGCGCGTGGGTTGAGCGCCTTTTCGGTCGCTTCAACCGTCAGCGTCGTGACGTGAGCATCGAGCGCTTCGATCTCGGCGGTACGCTCGGGCTCGCCGCGCCGCAGCTTGTTCAGCGCGTTCTTAGCGTAGGATAGGGGCATGGTCTCAATGTCGACCGGCCCCTTGCTGGATTGATATTGCACGGTCTCTCTCCTCAGTACGGGATTTCATCTTCGAGAACTTCGGCGAAGTCCCCGGCAGGCTGTTCGGATTTCTCGGCCTTGGCGTCGGTTTCCGCCTTCGCCATTTTGGCGAGCTTGGCGTTCAGCGCGTCGATTGCCTTGCCGTACTGATCCTGGTCGAGCTGGCGCAGGTCCTCCACGCCGTAGTGCTTGCACATGGCGCCAGTATTCGCGCTGGTGGCCTTGATCAGTCCCGCCAAGCGCGCCCATTCGGTGTCGGGCATCTCAGGTTTGGGATCCTTGGCTTCCTCCGCGGTCGGCTCATCGGCGTGGAGGTCGCCCTTGTGCCAAAGGTCCAGAGCGGCACCGAAGCGCATCGCCGCATTTCGCAGCGCATCCCCGATGATTTCCTTGATCGCGTCGCCGCCCTTCTTGCCGTCGGCCGCGCCATACCCTAAACGGGTGACGCCAAGGACGGTCAGCTTGATCCAGAGCCCGCCGTTTTGGTCGAAGGCCGGAAGACCATCCTGCCCGAATGACACCGGCTCCCAGTACCAGTGGGGGTCGGTGTCCAGCAGACGATCAGTCAGCGCGGCGTGGCCGACGTAATCGAGGTGTACGACATTCGGGTGATGCCAGGCTCCGCACTCTTTGCAGCGGATGCCTTTCTTGAAGTCCTTGCGAACTTCTTCCGTCTGGGCCTTCGTCGGCTTGGGAAGTTTACTGATATGGTTGGGCGGGAAGGGCTCCCGCAGCTTATCGAGCGCAGGCGGCTCGACCTTTACTTGAGCATTCATGTCAGTCTCTCCTTTTGTTGAATTCTTCACCACCACCCCCGCACAATCCCGACACCGACGATCGAGACGACGGCGAAGCCGGTGAGGAAGGAGAAGACGACGCGGCGCCACAGGGCGGGGGTGGGTTCGTCGAGCGGTTGCAGGGCTTCTGCTTCGATGAGGCGGGGGTCGATCATGCGGCTTCCACTTCTGCAAAGAGACCGGCCGCATCGCGCACACGACGCTCGGCAATCGCGGCGTAGTCAGGGGAGAGTTCGCAGCCGATCGCGTCGAATTGCTCGGCATCGGCGGCAATGAGTGTGGAGCCCGACCCGGCGAACGGATCGAGCACTGTGCCGCCGGCCGGTGTGATGAGGCGGCAAAGCCAGCGCATCAGGTCAATTGGCTTTACCGTGGGGTGATTATTGCCTTCGCCGCGCTCTTCGGTCGTTGCCTTGGCGCAGTAGAAGAAACGGGCAGCGGAGCCGGAGTCGCCGCGAGGCTCATGGATGCGACCGCCGTTGTTTGTAATCGCGCCGTAGACATTGCCCTGCTTGCGCTGGTCATCACGGCTCGGCTGCTGTTGCCCCGGCGCATCAGGAAACGCCGCCAACACTTCGTCGCTACCATCGTGGATGATGTTGGCGGGCCAGCGGCCTACGTATTCTTTCGGCTCACCCTGCGTGCCGCGCCTCGCCTTAGACGTGCCCGCATCACCGAGGCGGTTGCCGTGACAGGGGGCAAGCGAGGTGAACGCAGCGTGGCGAACTTCATCGCCAACCCGGCACCCGTCGATATTGAGCGCCCCGGTGCCGTGCGCTTCGATATTCCCGGCGACGGTGCCGACAAGCGGCTTGCGCGCAAGACAGATAGGTTCCCACGCTGGCTTTAGGGCAGTGCCCCATCCGCCCGGTTGATTGTGCGACTTCGGAAAGCCCGACCCGTAGCACCACGCAAGCTGGTCGCGAATCTCAAAGCCCGCATCCTCGATTGCGCAGGCCATGCGATGATAGGTCCGCGTGCCAGAGAACGCGACGAGGTGGGCACCGGGCTTAAGAACGCGAAGAACAGCCGCCCACGTTTCGGGCTGGAAAGCGACATCGCCGCCGTCCCACTTCATACCCATAAAGCCGCCAGCGCCGTTGCCGGTGCCGATGCGAGACCTACCGTATGGGCTTTCGAGATTGACCGATTTTACGCCCGTCCCACCCCTTTTCCCGGTGGTAAGGTGATAGGGCGGATCGGTTACGCAGGAGTCGATGCTCGCTTCGTCCATCGCTGCCATGCTTTCGCGGCAGTCGCCGGTGATAATGCGGACACTCACGCCACCACCTCCACAATCAGGAACACAGCCGCGACCATGATCGAGCCAGCGACCGCGCCGGTGAGGACATTGCCGAGCCACGAAAGGACGTTCTCGCGGGTGAAGGGGAGAGGCTCGCTCATGCTGCACGCTCCGTTGTTCCGGGAATATGGATGGGCGAAAGGTCACCGTGCTCGCCGCAGCCTCGACCGATCTGGCCGGTGTCGCGGGCGTTCACGAAGTCCCGCCAGTGAACCCAGCCATGCTCGCAGGCGAAGCCCCATTCCCGCTCAGCAGGCCCGGTGAGGAAAAGGCTGATCGCCCGCTCGCCGGGAATGACTTCAAGCCGGTGCAGTGCGTTCGCTTCCCGGCGCACAACGTCGCCAGCCTTACGGATGAAGCGCCCGTCGGGGGTATGCTCGATGTAGCTGCCCATCAGCAGCACCGACGTGTTCGGCCATGGGTGATCATGGAATGCGCGATCGTCGTCGCTGGCCCGAATATCGTGCAGGTAGACGTTACTAAATTCGTTGCGGGGCAGGACCCACCAGCGGCGCAGATAGTCGTCACCGATAACGAAATCGGCAGGACGGCTAGCCATCAGGCCTTCGGCCCATTGCTGCATGGCGGGCAGGTCTGCTTTGAAGACGGCGCTCATGCTGCTTTCACCACAGTCAGGTGCGAGCGCAGGTCTTTGGACTCGTTCGGCCCAATCGCCTCGCCGCACTCGCTTTCGGGGCAATGCGCTTCCGACTTCGCAGCAAGGAACCGGTGCATCCCGCGCGCGGCTTCATCGAAGTCGACGTCTTCGGGGACGCGCACGATCATGCGGTCGCCTGGCAGAAGGTGAGAAAGCAGCTCGTCGGGAACGACGCCGATCAGCGCATCGAGCGCGGTGATGGGCATGGTCGTTTCGCCGTTGGCGTAATTGCGGACGCTATCGTAACCGAGCCCGGCTTCGTCGGCGATCAGCTGCAGCGTCAGGCCATAGCGGCGCGGGTCGCAAGCGATGCGAAATACGCGGCGCTGACGGTCGCGCATCTGGCAAACCTTCTTATCCATTGGGATGATCCTCTTGACGGGCTGCGGCATCAACAGCCGCATGGACAGGACGATGAGATGCACCGCGGAGGCCAGCAGTGGAGGAGAGAGAAGCCTCCGCGGTGCGCCCGGCCATGGAGAGAGCCGGGGATTGGGTTGCGCCGCCGTCGGCCAAGGGGGACAAGCTGGCGGCGGCGCTGGCCGTGGCGTCGTGCGAGTGACGCGCGGGCTTACTGGTGAGGATGCGTTCGAGTTCGCGAGCCTCGGCGCGGCGCATGGGTATGCCGCCGACGTTCACCGGATCGGCGAAGGGCTGGGCGAGGGCGACGCGCACGGCGGCGAGAGCGGACGGGCAGCGGTTCATTCACTCGCCCTCCTGCTTGCCGAGATGGAAGCCATGTTCGTCTTCCCATCCGAGCGGCGCGCGGGCGGCGATCCAGAACAGCGCAACGAGGCCGGCCGGAATGGCGGCGAGATATGCGAGCAGCCAGATCATGCGGCGCTCGGCGGAACAGCGCCCGACCAGATCGGATCGGGGCAGTTGCAATGAACGTGGCCGCAGCCCGAGCAGCGGGTGTCATTCGCCGGCGTCCGCAGCGAGAACCGCAGGAACGGGCGCGTCGCACGGCGCTGGCCCTGCATCGTGTAGCGGGTCAAACTTTCATCAAGCGTCACTGGATTTCCCCTTCGGGAAGTTCAGCTTTGCGAACTCGCCATGATGCTTGAGGGCCGCCGCATCATAAGCGCGCGCAGCTTCTTCCTCTGTGGGAAACGTGCCAACTTCGATGCGACGGCGATTTGCGCTGATCTGCGAGCGCCAAACTCCGGATTTAACCTGCCAGACGCCCTTAAATTTGCCTTTGAAGTTCCGCGTATTCCATGCGCTCTGACTTGGATTACAGATACGCAAATTGCGGCGCCTGTTGTCCAGACGGTCACCGTTTATATGATCGACAAGAACACCGGACGGCGCATTCAATATATAGCGATGCAGATAAGTCGTAGACTGGCCGGCAGTCGACGTTGCTGCGTAGAAACCCTTTCCGCGCGAAGCTGGCGCTGCATACCAGCGATGCTTGTTAACTGCATGGAAGTCGCGGGAATCTATCACCGCAACAAGACCGCGAGTCAGAGCAATTTCGACAGTGTTCGTCATGCCGCTGCGTCCTGCGCCGGGTATATATCCGGGCGAAGTTCGTGCCGCGAAACGCCAAGCGCCGCTTCGACCTTGAGGACATATTCCGCTGGGAGGCGGGGCTTTTTCGTCTTGAGCCAGCCCCAAACGGTCGGCTGCGAGACGCCGCAGATTTCAGCGAGGCGAACTTG